CTGTCTAGTGTTTGGTTATGATCTGTAACCGCAAGACTAGGTTCCCCACCTAGCCATTATTCAAGAAGCTATAAGAAATTAAGCTAATTAACGTCGTCTAAAGACAAAACAAACTTTAGAGAAGCCTGAACTTTATCAGGTAAAACGTTTTAATTAGGACTTATTCCGTCTTAACTTGTTTAATGCGATCAAAGATGCCCCTTGCATCCATACGTGCCTCAGCACTATTATGGCACCCCATCAAATCTTTTGCGGACTTAATGTTAGATTCGCCTACAAGGCGATAATCATTCAAGAACGTGGAGCTGAGAAGGATATTATTACGAATTCTAAATAGCAATTTGATTTCTCTAGATCACCTTTCGATGAAGGAACACCATTACAGTTTCCTAGCCGTCCATCTCTGGAAGCACTTTGCTATTCGTAATACTTAAATTCTCCCCCTAGTCGCGTTTTCTTTCTGAATCATTTAAGAAAGAATGATTACCTTGTCTACTGTGACATATTCCTCGGTCAAAGACTCTAGAATATCGCTTGCCTATCTCTAGGTAGCAAAACAGACCTTAGGTTTCAAAAGATGTCCAAACCACAATATTCATCTAAGACAAATACGTTTGGATGCAATGTATCTAAATACCCACCCTCCCCCGATACATCAAGGAGGGGTTGTTGAATCTCAAGACAACTTAAGCAAGCGAAACAATAAGTTCCGCTGTGCCTGATGGAATAATAATCGTTCCAAGGGCACTCACGCCAGTTGCGTTTACTTCAAAGGTATCGGATCCGTTAAATGCGACAACAGCATTTACTGAGGTGCTAAGAGCACCAGCCCCCGAGCTATTAAAGGTAGTAGCATCTGAGGCAATTCCGTTTGGAGCGATAAAAGCTCCATTTTTCAAGAACTGGATATTGACAACTCCACTCAATGATGCAGCTGAGAATGTAATATCACCAGTCCACTGAAGTAAATATACTCCAGCGGGTGGCGTAAAAACATTCACAACTGTATTAGCGTTGAAGTTTAAAGGGTCAAATCCTGGTTGATTAACCGGAAGTGCGACAGTAGTGGGAACTCCAGAGGTAAGGGTTTGATTCGAATCAGCTTGAAAAAACGAAGTTGATGAAGGAAAACCTGAAGCCTTAGGGGAGTTCTGGGGGACAAAGAATTCGAAGTCATAATCGAGATAAAGTTTCCCGACAGGAGCAGTACTAAGTCCATTATTAGTGCAGATATTAAGATTTCCCATATCGAAAGTCTTGATATCTCCTGCAGTCCTTAAAGCCCGAACGTAACGTCTAGGTCCTAAACCCATCATAGCACGAACATCAAGTTCGCATATGACAGTTTTCCAGACAGAATCTATTACGGTTCCCTGATTGTTGGCCGCTTCCGTCTCCGTCAAAGGAGCCGGATCAGAAGCGTCATAATCAGGGGAGATGATAATATCTCCTTGGGTAGTGGTCGGAGCAATTGGAATATACTCCGCACACAATTTATGACATGTGTACTGTTCCCATTGTACAGCTTGAGGAGCTAACCATGGGAAAGAGGCAGGTACACCTGGATTAAGAGCAATCACTTCCTGGACTGTGAAGGGAGTCCCACCGTTTATAAGTGGAACCACAAGCTCTCTGTGTCGAATTCTCATACTTTTTCCAGAATTTTGAATTCTGGGAGCGTTTGAACGAATACGAGTTGAATAAGCAACCGCGACCCCTTGTGGTGAACCAAGAGAATTGGACGATGCTTTTGTTGTTCTTTTTTTGTTTGTTCTTTTCTTGTGCGTCTTAACAGCTTTTTTGGATGAAGCTGCTTTTCGCATATTTGCCTTTTGTGATGACATGGGATCCCTCTTCACAAATAGAGGGACTGTACATCCTATTCCAACCTACATGATCTGTTGAAAGAAACTTAAGTTTAAGATCGGCAATCAACTTGAACCAGCATGAATTAACCCCCATTAGCCCCAAAATTTGAATTATAGCGAGAATCTAATTCGATTCCTCTACGTACTTTCTAATCTCACGTATCTAACTACCTACCAGTTTCCCGGCGCGGTAGTTAAATACAAAAGAAAGTAAATAGCAAGATCGACTATAATTGAAATAGTATGGATGGTGTTTAAGGTATATTACGCTGTGGTACAGATTTCGTTAGTACCCCTTTTATGTTCAAGTCCTAGTCAGACGTCTAGACTTAAAGTTAACCGTTCGGGTGACATACGATCTACTTCAACTAACTATTATCAAGAAGAGCTATTTTCTCGCTTAATAAGATGATCAATCTTACTGAGAAAGAGAACTCACTTGATGGTAATAGAAAGACATAGATGTATTATTGGTAAGTAAGAGAGAGGCTTTGAAGTACCCAACTTAATGGAGTATGTTCGCAACGAGTCTCACAGGGTGACCGGAGGACCCTAAAGGTGTCTAAACCATTAGAGTATAAGTATTCTCCGCTCATTATTTCCCCTTTTCTGCTTGACAAGATCTACAAAGTAAATCACCTGGACTTCTTATGGTTAACCCCCTTTGTTCTTCCTTAAAAAATTAAAATTAAGGAAACAGTGTAGGAAACGCCGTGCAGTCTCTCGGCATTTTGGTTAGCAAGGAACTATTAAGCTAACATGATCCCAAAGATTCGATCCTTAATGGAGGAGAAATTCCCGAATTACTCTATAACAGACGTTATTTTAGTTCGAGAATCTCATCTCCATCACGAATTAGTTCAATGGATAATCACATGTTCAGAAAGTACAATACTTTCAACGCACCTTTTTGGGTAATTATGGAATAGAACCCCATGGATAGTTTAAGGACGTGTCCAGGTCCCTGCATTCCCTACTCCTCGAGATAGGGAATGTCAGATCCGAAAATAGGCAAAACTTTGAGTTTTCCTAAAGGAGGGCAAGGAGGAAGGCTCGTCGCAAAGACTTGAGCAGACCAATAAGATTCGAGACCTTCTAAGGACATCGGTTTCAAACGATATTGTGGACGAAAGTGTCTAATAAAAACTGAATCTTTAACACCAGAAGACCCATGGTGTAAACGGGAAGCCAAAGCTAACCGTTCAAGCCACGAGTCTTTTGTTTCTAAAGATTCATTTTCTTTTTGGACATAATCACCCGGAACCATTCTCCAATTGGCAAGAGCACCAGCGAGGTCACTGGTCGGAATATCCATTCCTGTTCTTCGGTACAAAGCCATTCGTGGGTCTGAAACAAATCGAGCAGCGAACTCTCTCTGAGAACGCGTAATCTTGAAATTTTCAGGCGCATGCTTTCGATCAAGACCGAAGCCACCAAGATGAACTGGTAGATACCAATTTGGATGATAAGAATCACCAAACCAGTCATCCTTCCAACGCCTAAAGGCTGTTGGAATGGAACATTTTGACCAAGGACACAAATCAATCATCAGAGACAAATCTTTGCCAATCTGATCAGGAGTAGAAGTATTACCTTCTTCCATAGCAAATCGAACTTTAACATTTGTTCCCTTAACTAATCTGAGATTAAGATAGCCAAATCGCTTTACTGTTTTACCAATAACACGAAAGACTTGAGAATTAATAGAACAACAGTCATAAGAGACATTGTTCTTCCCCTGTGAAGGTACAAGACCCGCGTTGGCGGCCACTTCATAGAAAATTGTGATAAAGGATCTTTCACACCTTAAAAGCATGTCATCTCCATTAACAAGAACATTTTTCCACATAATAAGCCCCACGGATCTACGTCTAGAACGTTCACGTCGATCAAAAATCCTATCTATCCATCGCTCTATTGCACAATGATATACTGACAAATTGATAACACAAAGTAAAGGAAAACTTAAAGGATGACCCATAAGCTGCCCCTCACTCAGTTCTATATCTGGAAGAGTAAATTTAACTTTAGACTTTCCTTCGCCAGCTCCTTTAGGATACTTAGCACGACCGCCGCCTTGCATTGATAGCCAAGCCAAGTCAAAACCTGGCAACCCCATTAGATGTCGAAGAGACTCTAATGAAGCTTGTTTCTTAAGCAAATCAGTGCTGGCTTCCCAGTCGACGGACAAGAAAAAATAATTGTCATCTGGCATAGTGTTAAACAACTCTTGAACCTTTACAGTCAGGTCCGAAAATCGCATAGTACTAGCGTAATGATCTTTCCAACACGAGAGTAAAATTCCTTGTGTTGGCTGAAGAGCAGAATATAAGTATCCATCACCTACCGAAATGATTCTAAATTTCGAAGGTTCTGCTATGGGGATGATCTTCACGTTGAGAACGGAAGGACCATACTTCATATTGTCTTTTATGAACTTTTCCCTTGCTTGGACAGACTTACCTTTAGAGTAAGTGTCGATCTCGGTATCTAATATAGAATAGGCATAAAGCAAAGATTCCTGATAATGGGAATCTGGCTCTATAAGACCCTCAAATTTATCATGAGGAGTCTGTCCCTTTTTCTTTGTCCTATAAAAGTATTGAATAGACCGTGGAACGGTCACCGGATCAATTGCAAAACCGTTAATGGCTTTTGCATAAGCAATGGAAAAATTTTCCTTACGCCACGTATTCAAAGTGGCATTGAGCACAGGAAGCTTACCAATTTTAGAAGCTTCAATAGACTTAAGTGGTAGTCTGTACCGTTCAAATAATGCTAACGCACCTCCCTCTCTTTGGGAAGCTTGTAAGCATGATGAACCAGTTGGTACGAACTTTGTTGCCGGGATGAGTCCTTGCGTGCCTGCTTTAAAGGCAAAAACAGATTCTCTTCGAATATGATTCAAGAGATCTTCCTCGCAAGACCCATGCCATTCCGACAATCGTTTAGCATGTAATTTGAGATCTTTCTCCATTTTAACAAATGATAATTGAGGCCACATTTGCTTCGATCCTTTTTGTAAAGAATAGATAAAAGAAAGATCTCGTTTTGCAACTCTACGAGCAACAAAACGAGCTAACCAACCACCAAAAAGCGGATACTTATTCCAAGGTTCGCGCTTAGCACGAACAGCATCTTGGAACACTTGACAATTATAGAAATTAATCCAATATTTAACAAAGGATTGTTCACGATTGTCAGGGCTCTCCATGGATATGATTTTGACTGCCGTTTTTCTAAACGACAGAATCATACGCCCATACTCTTTATCAGAAAACCAAGGTGTTCGAAGAGAACACCTGGCGATAAAGGGCCAAATGAGAGATTCAACAATTAGGGCACTGGAAACTTTTATTTCCAATCCTAAAGTAGAACACTTTAGGACTTGTGATACGAGTTGACCGGCGGACCTTGTTGAATTGAGTCCTTCCGCAGATCTACACATACCAGTAATTTCAATCTTCGATGATCCAGAAGATTTCGGTTGATTTACCAAACCGTCATTCTTTTGCAGGTCACAAGCTATTGGAATTGCTTGGGCTAAGAAGAGGAGCTTTTTATTCCTACGACTTAGCACTTTACTTTGAGTAATATCTTTATTCATG